AACTGACGCTCATCATTAAACAGGTCTATCTTCGCCCCGTATCTGAGTGAGGCCCCTTTGATATTGTCATTCTCATAGGATAGAATAGCGCAGGTGGGAGAGAAAAGATTGTGCGGTTCTTTGTCCAGAGCTTTAATAAAGTCTTTCTCGAAGCCCGGAGTAAACCTACATCGTGCATTGACAAATAAAAACTTATCAGCCTTCATGACTTCGGTGGCTTTGTAGATAGCATCGTAAAGCCCGTAATAAGGAAGATCCAAAGTCATCACCCTTAGTCCTTTGTATTCGGGTGGGTCTATCCACTTATCTGAGTGATCATCAACTAAGATCACCTCAATATTCTGAGGGTCGGTATCATAAAGCGATTGGAGGGTATTTAAAACTTCCTGTCCCTCGTTTCGCGCTGAAATTATTATCGTTATGTGTGGTCTTTTTTTCATCGCTTTTAATCTCCTGTTTCCGTTATGGTTATTTCGTCTACTTCTATCCATGTACCCGCATATTCTTCGATCCATGTGGAAATAAAGAATTCAAGTGTAGTGCCATGAGGTGTTACAAAGGCATTAAATTGAGATGTATTACTGTTTGCTGCATTGCCTGACACTTCAGTATTTATTATATTCGTAACTGCCGTTGTTGAACCCGATTTTACTTTAATGGGGCCGCCCCATATCTCTCCTCCACTTGAGCGATATTTGCACGATATGTCATAATACTTATCGGCATCAAGAACGGCATTACCGGCAGCATCCACCGTGATCTTTAACGTATCACCATCAGCGTTAAATACAAACCGGCAAGCCTGACCTGTAAACCCATTACCTGAAACAATAGATATATCTCCACTTCCTGTGGCTTCCCATAGATTGGGTGTGCCATCTCCATTGGTATCCAGCCAATCTGTTCCTCCTGATTCTCCTGCATTGATCCCTGCCACAGATTTTTCCTGAACTCCAAATCTCACCCGGATAGCTTTGCGTGCTAAGATTCCAGAACCAACTAAATCGGTATGTTTGCTCACATCCTCAAACCACGGAAGAGTAGTCATATCAAATGATGGCATGGAAAGACTTACCTTAAACAGAGCATTGAGGATCTGACTGGTGATAGCATCCACGGGCTTCATGGATACCTGACCTATGGCTATCTCCCCCATGACTTCTATTGTTAGCGAGCAGTCCCATTTATTGTGATCTTTGGTATTATCATCACCCACAGAAAGCTCTTCGAGAACGACAAACTTATCAGCGTCACTCTTTGGCACTGAGGTATACACTGCCCATGCGGTTGAGTTGTATGACAAATTGCCACTCAGAGCATTATAAAAAGCGGTTAATATTTCGCTGCTCGGATCTATCATGAGTGATATTTAAGTATCATTCGTATTGCTTGGTAATATTTCCATTTCTCTTTCTTTGCTGCCGGTTGTAGGAAGGGTTGAGGCTTAGTACCTTCGAGTCCAATCTTGCGGGCAATCAAAAAAGCTATGCCCTTAATCTCTTTGGCACTGCTTGATATCTTTGTTCGTACCCATGCTTCGAGTGCTGATGAGGGGGGCGGGCGTCCCGGCTTTCTTCCCTGCTCAACATAAAGAGCGTACTTAACATTGGATTCTACTACCCCTCCCATGCGATCACCCCTTAGTCTTGTTACTATACTTGAGCGCAACCTATTCGAGGCTACGGGCACGCGCATGCGCGCATCTGATTGTATGTTTACAAGAGTGCGGGCAACGTTTCGCTGAACCCCCTGCTGAACCTTCTCGTTATAGCGGGCAAGTTTCTCCACCGTCCTTTGCAGGGAACCCTCATCAATCTTTATGGTCATGCCGTCGCTCATGCTTTCTGTTCTGCAATTATTTCTAAAAACCTATCATCTTCGTCTTTCGATATCACCGAATGAATACTCAACGTCCGAGAATCAAATACCAGATAGTTGCCCTCATCAATCGTCAGGTCCGAGGGTTTCCACATCGTTATCTTATACCCTTTCCCGGAGACTATCTGTGAATACTCCTTTGCTCTGGACCCTGTCAGCGGCTCCACCGAAGCCCATACTGTCCGAGTAAGCGTATCGGCCTCCGTCGCTCCACCTTGTGAGTCTGAGGTCGCTGTTACCGTATAGATAGCTACCTTGCGGTTGAGCCTTCCAAGCACGCTCTTTTTACCCGGTCTTTTTTGGTCTACATTCATATCTCTATGTTTCCTGAAACCACACTTAATAGCCTTTTAACCTCCGAAGTCATCACCGGCATATAATCCTCCCTGCTCAAATACCACTCCCCTACGAGCTTGCATATCGCTTCTAAATAGATCCCCGGCAAAGCTTCTAATCCTGTTGTTCCATATCCTGCTGCCAGAGTGACCTTATAATCATCGCGGAGTATGGCACCGTCAGCCCAGGGATTAACCGAAGCACTCAGAAAACTCAGCTCTTTGAACTCCGCTCCATACGAATAATAACCTGTATTAAGCACAAGGGCCGTCTCTGTTCCCTGGTAGTTCACCTTTACCACTTCCGAGATCGTTCCATGAGGACCATAGGGAAGCTTTACGCGGTTACCTATCACCTCATCACCGTGGAAAAATATCTGCAAGGTCTTTGCTCCCAGGGAGCGGTTGCAGTATTTCTCACATAGTATGCGCGCTGCTTTGATCTGGCGATTAATCAAAGTGTCCTCAGTGGCATCGGTGCCATAGGTAGCTTTAATGTGGTTCTTAGCCACAGCCAGAAGCACAGGTTCCGCACTCAGATCGGTGACAGTCTTAACTTCCATTTTTCAGATTTCTGGCAGATGATACTGGTTCTTTGGACAGGGGAGGGTTCTTTTTCACCTCTTTGTTCTCGGGCACTTTCTTCTCCTCTTTGGTCTGAGGCACTTTCTTCTCTTCCTTAATCTTTGCTGAGAGTTTCCCAAGTTTATGAAGCATCTCCACTTCATTTTCATGAACCTTAATCTTCCTGCCTCCTTTGGTTATTACTTCAACTAATTTCATATTCTCATTTTTTAGTTAAACATCGTAGCGGGGGATGGATTTGAACCACCGTCCTTTAGGTTATGGGCCTAACGAGCTACCAGACTGCTCTACCCCGCAATGTGAGGGGGATATCCCCCCTCCTTTCTTTAAGCTGTAACAGCTGTTACAGCAGCAGCGATCGTTCCGGTAATAAGACCATAGGCCCCGATGTTTGAAATCTTCTGACATCCCCTTTCACTGGCGGTGAACAGAACAAAGTCATACATGGGGTCGGTATCGTACTGATCCCAGAACTTAACCTGCATAGCACGGTTAACGAAGTACTTGGCTACACTCAGGTCTCCTACTAGGTAACTTCCGGCGGTCATGTCAGTGGATTCAATAACGGGAATACCGTCAATGAACTTCATGCCCTGATACCATCCCGGCAGCAACCACAGTCCGTTAGCGTCTTTCAGCCCTCCGATGTTGTGAGCATCAACAGGGTTAAGAACAACAGCATTAGGAATGAATCCTTTGGTATAGGCATTCGATCCGTTGTATCCGAGCTTACACTGAAGGATAGCAGCCCGCAGGCCGTCAACAGCGTTAGGATCGGCCGAAGCATCCACTCCCGAAGGCAGGGAGAAAGCCGTAGCAGCGGTAACAAGACCGTTCATCTTTGTGGCATCATTGGCACCTGTCAGTAATCCCGTCTCACGAAGATGGGGGATGTTTGTTGACAGCATGCTCATGATCTCACTTCTCACAAACTCGGTATCTTCCAAAATCTCATTGGTGGCACGGAAAGCATCGGTGATCTTCTTTACAGAAGCCTCAACTTTTGTCCACAGAGCATCAGACTCCCCGAAGGCACTGGACTCAGCCGTCATAGCCGCTCCTGGTGATTCGGAAGCCAGCGTTCTCTCAATCCATGATACCTTATCACCTGAAACAGTTCCTTTCTGAACCAGGTTATAGATAGGAGTATCAGCGCGCGGAGCGAACTCTACGCCGGGTTGATTCTCGGGCAGGATAACAGGGCTTGTGGTCCCTGCGGTAAGGTCAGAAGCAACAGTCAGAACCTTAACATGCGGTCTTCCTCCGCCTTTGGCTTCCTTAACTGCGTTCTTCCAATCATCTCCTGTGAGGAACTTGTCAACGGTGATCTCGGGATGCTCACCCTTATGGGTAGCTTTCTTTGTGATCTCATTGATTTGTGCCTCCAGGGTGTTGAAATGCCCCTGCACTTCTTTGACATACTCAACGATAGGCTTCTCGTCTACCATTGATATTGCTTCGATCATTCCCGACAGGTCAGTGCGCGCCTTTTCGAGATCCTCGGCCGTAGCCTTTCCCTCGACGAGACCCTTCACCTCCTCGTACTTCTGATCGATGCCGTCAGTTAATTTTTTTAAATCTTTTTCATCCATCGAATTAATTATTATTAGTTAAACATCTTGCTGTGTTGCAGTATGTATTCCACCGGCTCTAAGGAGTGCACTGGCGGCTCCCTGAGTGATGTGAGGTACTTCTGTACGGCAGCTATTTTATTTTCAAGTTTGGCAAAATATTCATCAGAGAAATCACCCTTCTTGAGGGATTCAAGCTTCTCGAGATAGGCAAATAATTCCTTTTCGTTCTTTACATCCAGGGTCTCTGTCATGGCATTGGCACCCCAGGCCGTGAGGCTGGATACTTCGTTGAGCTTTAATTCAAGGAGCTTCTGTACTTGCTGACTATCGACCTCATCGTACTCACTCTTCATTATATCATAACCGAATGAATGTTCTGTGATAGCCCCGGCCTTATAC